GCTTCCAGTGGCTTAATTGCTTTCTTTGGTGTTAATCCATCTTCTAAGTTAAAGAACGCTGTTTGAAGTGGTGTCATTTTGCTAATTATGATTACACAAAGATAAACTATATTTTAATAGATTAGTATTATTTATAATAAATTATCGCTGCCACGTGAGTTATTGAATGCCGCTTTTCGTGTTAGTCTATTAAACCTGTATCGCATACCGTCACACAAGTGATTGTACTTATCTATTGGTATTGATGCTTTTTTGTCATTCCATACATAATTGTCTAATTCAATTTTATAGTTTGAACTGTCAGGATCTAAAATTATTTCATACTGGCTTATTTCTCTAATGTCATCTTTGATTAAATTCTTAACAGCATTTTGGATATTAAAGCCTTTACTTTGTACGTTTGTTTTTGTTCTCGGTTCTGAAGTATCGCAAATTATCAAATCTCTTTTATTGATTCCTGCATTTAATAAAGCTGTCGGAACATCGTTAATCATTGTACTATAAATCTTTTCGCGGACATATATTTTTTTATTTCTTGAATCAATGGCAATTTCACCAACTGCCAAAGGGTCAGGATTGTAACCCCAATCTAAATGCAGACACCGCAAAGGTAGTTTATCATTGAATTGTCCGACCACGTAATTAAATACCGTTCCGTCGGCTCTTTCTTTCCAACCACCAATATAATTGTAATAATAGTGTGTTTTGTATTTTGCTCCTTTTTCTTTCAGTTCTCTTTTTTCAGCTTCTAATTTGTAGGTTTCTGCTTTTTCAAGAAACGTTTCATTAAGGTAGTTTAAATCTTTAGCGATGTGATAAGTTGTGTGTATATGCTCTACATTATCCATATTTGAAACTGTCACATCATAACCGTATCTGTTTATTACTTTGTTTTTTGGCTCAATCCAACGTTTGTATATAAAATGCTCCCTGGTTGTTGGGTTTTGAATCCATATGATACGGTTTTGAACTCCAACAGCCCTTACACTGTCATCTATTGCGTCAAATGCTTTTTCATCTACAAAATCTTCACCTTCTTCAATTAATACAGTTGTTATTCCTGCTAATGATTTAAGGTTAGCTGTCTGATTTCCTGAAGATGTTTTTATTCCGGAAAACAAAATAAAAGACCCTGAATGTTTGTTTGTGATCTTTGTTCCTGTTATTTCAAAGTCTGATTCAACATTAAGTCTTTCAAGTGCACTTTTAAATTCAGGTATTACAGATTTTTCAGCACTTGTTAATGTGTATCTTAAAATTAAAATTCCATGGCCTTTTTCATAAGACAACCTAACTATAAAGTCATGTACTGTTGTGGATTTAAGCGACCCCCTCCCGCCAGTCGCTAAAAAATAACGCTTCTTTGATGTGTATAAGGGCAAAAACAACTCATTGATCTTTGTCATAATTTTTTACCCATTCAATGACTGGAATGTTTATTTCTTTTCCGTTTGTGGTTATGTCGGTTTTGTCAGTTAACCCTAAATCTCTTGCAATTATCGCTTGGTTAAATATACCAACTGTTGCACCATCAAATTTTTGATTATAAATAATATTACCTATGTGTGTAAGGATATTAGCAAATACATCATTTTTTTTATATCTTTCTAAATTACAAACACCCAAAAAAACATATAAACCTTGCCAGGTATAAGGTCTTTGCAAATCATAATGCACTATATCTGAATCCTTACCTTTGAAGTCTGTTTTTAAAATTGGGTTTTCATCTATGTAATTAAAGTATTCTTTTGCTTTTTCCCATAAATCTTCAGGCGTTTCAAATATACGTGGTTTTCCTACTGTTTCAGGGTCTGCAAGTTGCCATATTTTATTACCTTTTTCAAACATAACTTAATCTTTTATAAAAGTTCCGTTTTCAAACCTTGCCCCCATGCAATAAGAATCAAAGTTGATAAATTTTTCTGTATTAGTTTTAATTCTGTAATCTGTTAAATAATTTTGCCATTCAAATATTAATCCTTTGGGCTTGTTTTCTTTTAAATCGAAATATACATCACCGATATTAAAAAAGTTGTCACCGAAACAAAGTACTCCGCTTAAGTCATCACCAACGGCATAATCAAAGTAAGTTCCATGCTTATGGCAAAAAACATTGATCATTGAATGTATTGACTTTTCAAAATTGACTATTGACTTGTTTAGTGCCTTTTCGCTTTGGGTCATAATTCGTTAATTTCTTTTTTTACTTCTTGCCAATATTCAAATCTATTATTAAAATCAGTAACCAATAACTCATTTATTATTTCATCTACTGCTATCTTAGCGCATTCTTTAGCCACAATAGTAGGCATATGATGCCATGAATTATCCCAACTGTTATTTATAAACTTTTCAACTAACTCCTTCGACTTTTCTTTAGCTGTCATTTCAAAGTAATTTTAACCGTATAAGAAACACCATTACAATAGTTCCGGGTTACTTGGCTTTCGCCTTTCTTAGCTTGTATGTATTCGTCTTTTGTCAAGCATCCAACATAATTACTCGAAACAACTTTAAACTCCGGGTGTGAGTTTGCAATACCGTTGCATTTTTGCCTGGCGGAATCTTCAGAACTTTCAGTTACCAAAAGATAGTGTTTACATTGTTCTTCTTTTGAACACGAAAAAAATATTGTTGTTATCAGGATTAAAATGTATTTCATGATTTTATTGATTTGTAAATTATAATACTAAAAATTAACCAAACATATTTTACGTATTCTAATTCTTCATAATCATAATTTATATCCATAACAGATCCTTGTTTCTTAAATGGGAATAGATAAATATTACAATGAATTCCTATTATGATATTTTCCATTTTGCAAAGATAATGAGTTTTATTGAATTGCGCCAAATAAAAAAGCCGTTCCAAATATTTACAATGGAACGACATTCTTTGAATCAGGTATATTAAAAGAAATACAAAGATATGGTTATTTTTTGATTATTGGATTATCTTGAATAACTTCTTTTATGGCTTCGATTGTTGTTTTTAGAGATTCGATTTGTTTCGACATTTCCCATCTTTCACGTCTCAGTTTTGAGCATCTTTGTCTCTGATGTTTTGCTTGTGTTTTCCAAAATTCCAAATTGCTTTCAATCGCTTCAATTTCTGCCTTTGTTTCTGTGATCGTTCCGAATTGTTTCCGGAATTGTTCGGTTGTTATTAAGTTATAAGATTTAATGTGTTCAAATGTAGAATGTCCGTAAGGGTCAGGATAAAAATTGCCATCTGAATAAAAATAAGTTTTTTTGTCATCTTTAATATTGACATAATAACAATCCTTATAATCTGAATATCTTTTCCAATTCCTGTGATACCATACATTTAATTCTTTACAATTATCTTGAGTGACTTCAATACACCACTTTTTAGGGAATTGTTCGGCCACATTTGTAAAGTATTCTTTGAATCTGATTCGTTGGTTTTTATGACTTTTAAAGTATGGTCTTTCTCTGAAATCCACGCTTTCGCTAAATATTGTTATTCCAATACCTTCCGTAAAATATAAATATTTATTTTCCGTGCCCTTCACGTTATTGTCTCCTGACATCCAATACTTACCGTTACTAAATAAATGTTCCTGCAGTACTCTACTTTGCTCAGGATTGACTTTTATCTTGAAACTGTCTGGTAATGGTTTTGTGTTTTTGTACATTTTGATTTATTTTTAATATGAATAAATTATACCGGTGTATTTGATGTACATTTTTTCAAAACGTCACAAATACGGGCGTTATATTCAAAATGGCAACTCTGAATTAGGATCATTAAATTCATGTAGTTCCTGTTGTTGTGTTCCAGTTGTTTGTGATGCCATCTTTGTAAACTTTTGTGTTGTCTTTACCATTTGCGCCAAAACATAACTCGAATACCCTTTCGTTCCGTCTTTTTTATCGTAGGATTCATTGACCATTTTACCAACTATAAATACTTCTTGACCTTTTGCCAGTGGTAAGTCAGCAATCCATCCCCATCCCTTGACATTGTGCCAAATGGTTGTTTCTTTGCCGTCTTTGTCTTTGTCGGTTGTGGCTACTGTAAAGGTAATTACTTTTTTACCT